CCCGGTAACTTTTTTCGTTGCCGGGCCTTTTTTTGCTTGACAGGGATGAGAAAAAGGCTTATTGTACTTATCTCAGACCCCCTCTCCCCGCCCGGACGCGCGGGAGAGGCCGCCGGATTCCGAGGTTTGCGAGTGGCACAGGTGGGGATAATGAGATGACCGAACGGCGCGAGGGAGAAGAGAGGGTTACCGCCGCCGGGTTCGCCAAGCTCGTGTTCGACGGCGAACTGGAGCCCGGCGATCTGGTCTGCCACGATTACGCGTCTCGCGGCATCGTCGATGCCACGATCGAGCGCGTCCAGCGCCGGCTTCTGGCCGACCTAGTTGGCCCCCACGCCGGCCCGACCCATGCCTACATGACCCGGCTCCTCGGCGAATCCTGGCTCCAGGATGCGGCGAAGTTCACCCACGTCTCGACAGTGCTCAGCCCTTTTGCTGCCGGCGAGATGACCCATCCGCGGGCGCGCAGCCTCCCCTGGTGGCAGCGCCTGGCCCCGGGCGACCGCATTCGCGTGCGCCGCCCCTACCATGCGCTGACCGAGCGCTTCGCCCCCGGCCATGCCCGCCGCGATATCCGGCTGTACTGCCGCTGCGATATCGACGCCGGTCTCGGCTATCCGGCCACCGAGCTTCTCCACTACTGGCTCTGGAGCTGGGGCTTTGAGAAGCTTATCCTGGGCCGCAAATTCATGCGCGTTTTTTCCACAGACCGCGCCGACGTGTGCAGCGGCCGCTATTGGCACTGGGCGCAATCCGCCGGCTGCTGGCACGACCTCGACGAGGCGGAGCGCCGCCCCGAAGGCCACTACCCCGCCGAGCTGGCGGTGTCCTTCCGCTTCCGCACCGTCGGCGAATACCGGATCCGCGCGGGCGAGACCGCCCCCGCCTTCCATAATGTCGTTTCCCAACCCCAACCCCAGGAGGCCTGAACCATGCACCACGTCAACCATCGCCGCGCCATCACCACCTGCCTGCTTACCGCCTGCCTGCTGGTCGTCGCCATCTTCCTTGCCGCCTGCCAGGGCGTGAGGTACGACATCCGGGTCACGACCGACGGCACGATTGGTGCCCCCGCCGAGGGGGCCGAAAACGCCAGCGACGAGGCGTTGAGCGAGGCCGCCTGCGCCACCGCGCCCGCCGAACTCCGCAACAGCCGCCAGCTCGGCGCCCAGAACGTCACCGTCAATCTCTGGGGCGTCACCGGCACCACCGCCAAACCCATCGAGGTCTCCCCGGGCCGCGAGTTGAGCCCGGCCCGCGAGGCCGTGGTTTCCGACAACGTAGTGGAGGGACTGCCAACACCGTAACCGAATAGCGCGGGGCGCGTCCGTTGCGACGCGTCCCGCCACCGATACCGCCGGGCGGCGGGTCCCTTTCCTAACCCCTCCCTCATCTCCTTCCGCCCGTCGCCCGGCGATATCGGTGTGTGGCACAGCCACCGATGATTGGTGGCACAGCCACCGATGATTGGCCCGGTCCCGCGAGTGGCGGGGCGAAAAGCAAAATGACAAACACGGCAAAAATGACAAACACAACCGATCCGCGGAGGTCTGCGTGATAGGCAATTTGCTCGAAGGGCAATTCGTGAGCGGGTTGGCGGGCACGCTGACCGGGGTTGTGACCGGCAGCGGGCTGTTGCTGTTGTTGGGCCGGCGCGTGATCGAGCGTATGGCCAGCCTGGAGCGGCGGGTCGAGCAGGACCAGGAGAAGCGCTTGTCGCGCATCGAGTCGGACCTGCAGGAGAAGGCCGCGAAGTACGAGGTGGACCGGATCGAGGCGGAACGTCGCGAGTTCGCGAGCGGGTGTCGCCGGCACCAGATCGCCGGGATCGAGCGGGAGCTGGACGAGACCAAGCGCCGCGTGGGCGGCACCGAGCAGGCGGTCGGCGAGCTGAACACCGGCTTCGCGCGGGTCGAGACCACGATCGCCAACCAGGCCGGCGCCTTCCGCGACATGTCGCAGAAGCTGGACAAGTACTTCGATGCAACGGGGCGGCTCGACGAGCGCATCGGCGCGACCGATGCGCACCTCCAAGAGCTGCACCGTACGGTCAGCACGCATCGCGACAACAGGAGTATGCACCGTGGATAAGTGCGCAGTTCGTAGGGCGATACTCGGAATCGTGGCCGATGCGGCCCCGGCGCCATGCAATGGCGCGCGCCTGGCCGAGGGGCTGCACTTGCGCCTGGCCGTGCGGCTGGAAGACACGGACCTGGCCGCCGAATGCCGCGAACTGGAATCGCGCGGCTACCTCGTCAATCTGAAGCACGCACTCGACCCCGTGTACAAAGGCGTGACCGGCGCGGCTCGCGATCAGCTCGATATGGCCGTGAAGCTGGACCCGGCGCTGTGGGGGGATGCGGCACTGTAATGGCTGCCATGCAACGGAACAATATCGCGACACGGTTCGGGCGGGAGCGCAAGGCTGCGCTCGTGCGCTGGCGCGAGATCGAGGGCCTGATGCCCGGCGAGATCGCAGCCCGCGCTGCCGAACAGTGGCCGGAGCTGCCCCGCATTCACAGCCGCACCTGGGAACGCTGGCATGCTTCGGCAGAGTACCGCGAACTACGCCGCCTGGTGGTCGATTACGAGGCCGAGCTGAGCGAAGATCGGGCCCTGGCCGCGGTGCTCAACGACGGCCGCGGCCCCGAGGCCCTGGCCGACCTGGTGGTCATGGACGTGGTCAAAGCCCTGCGCCGGCAGACCCGCGACGAGGGCCTGACCGACTTGCGCGACCTGGCCAGCGTGACGCGCGCCCTGTCGCCCATCCTGCGCCGCCAGGTCGACGAGGCGAAGCTGGCCGCCGACCGGCGGCTGGAGGAGGCCAAGACCGCCCATGCCGCCGAATTAGCCGAAGCGGCGGCCAAACTCGCAGATGCGCACGACTACAGCGCCGAACTCGAAGCCGAGATCGAGAAGTTGAATGTCCGACTGGCGCGCAAGGATGGCGCGGTCGATCCCGTACGCCGCAGCGAGGTGATCGAGGCCGTCAACGAATTCGTGCGAGGACCGCAAACCCGCTAATGGCCAATGTCCAGACCAATTTGAGCCGGATCGACAACGAGCGCCAGGTGCGTTCGGACGGCTACCTGCTGGCGTACCAGATCGAGCAGGCGTTCAACGAGGCGCGCCTCCGCGCCTGGGAAAAGAGCGTCCGGATCGGCGCCACCTACGAAAAAGCCTTCGAGGCCGTGCGCGACCGCCTGATCCCGGGCAAGGGCGATTACCTGCACAGCTCGGTGACCCAACAGGTGGCCCTCGGATTCCTCGAGGACTGCGAATTCTGGCTGGGCGCGTACCAGGCGGCCGGCGCGGTGCTTTCGCGCACCGAAGAGGAATACATCGAGCAGCTCGTGGACGAAGACGACAAACCCCTGCTCGACAACAACGGCGCGCCGATCCACGTCAAGCGGCGCGCGTTTGACTGGAAATTTGATACTGGCCAGCGCCTGCGGGTCTTCAGCTCGAATCCCCAGGCACTGCGCGGTTTCGGAGGTGCGGTCGGCGTCGACGAACTCGCCTTCCATGTCCGCATGAGCGCCATGCTTCAGGCGGCCGGCAGCCGGGCCATGTGGGGTTATCCCGTGTCGCTGTGGACCTCGCACAACGGCGAAGACAGCGAGTGGAACATGTTTTTACGCCGCGAACGCCAGCGTGCGGACGCCTCGCACTGGAGCATTCAGCGCACGACCCTGCTCGATGCCATCGAAGACGGCCTGGTCGAGAAAATCAACGAAACGCGCGGCCTGACCCTGACCCGCGACGAATTCATCGAGCAAACCAAAGCTCTGCTCGGTTCGATCGAGGCGTACGAGGAAGAGTGCCTGTGCATCGCCCGCATGCGCGGCATGCCCGCCGTGCCGTGGATCGACATCCTGGCCGCCCAGCGCGATTACCACATCGACTGCCGCACCGTCGTGGGCGATGCCGTCCAGGGGCAGCAGATCGATCCGAGCGTCGCGGCCCTCATTGCCGAGAACGTATGGGCCGCGCTCGACGCATCCAAGCGCTACAGCCTCGGTTACGACGTTGCGCGCAACGGCCACCTGTCCAGCATTTACGTGCTCGATACAGACGGCAAAAACCACCGCTCCGCCCTTAACATCCGCATGCACAAGGCCAAGCTGCCGAGCCAGCGCGAATTCATCGCCCAGGGCTTGCGCGAACTCCGCGGCATGACCGGGGCCGGCGACTCGACCGGGCTCGGGCTCCAGGTCTGCGAAGAATTGAGCGACCAGTTTCCGGGCCGCTTTACGCCCGTCAATTTCTCGACGTTCAAGCCGCACATTGTCGGGCGCCTGCGAGGCGCCTACCAGGATGGCCGGGTCATCAATCCGCGCGAGCCCGAAGACATTTCGTATGATGTGCGCGGGATCCTGTGTCAAACCAACGGCATCCGCACGACTTATGACGAGAGCAAAAACCCGGCCAACGATCATAGCCACTGCGATATCGCCTACAGCCAGGCCCTGGCGATTGCCGCCGCCGAGGACAATCCGGCCGCCGCCCCCACCACCTGGGCGGCCCTGCCTGCCGCGCCGGGCCGTGGCGAGCCGGCCCTGCCGTTCGATCATCCCGTGCAGGCGCTATTGCGCCAGCAGATGCCGGGCATGGGATACGCCCGACGAGGAGTCATTGTGTGAGCAGACGAAGAGGACAACATAGCGCCGCCGCGGCCCCGCCGCCGGCCATGGACGCGGCCACCTCCCAGGTTATCGTCCTGGCCAATGCCATGCTGGCCAATGCCCGCGGCAACCGGCGCGCGGCCGCCGATCCGGTGCTCGGCTTCAGCACCGAGGCCGACTACAGCCAGGGCGGCACCGTCTCCGGGCTCACCCCGGAGCTGCTCGCTAGCTATCTCAATGAATGGTACGCGGGCACATTTGCGAACATCGCGCGGGTCTGGGAGGTTTTCGAGCGCCGCGACGATGCCTGCGCGGTGGGCAGAATGAAACTCCGGCGCAAGGTCATGCGCCAACTGCGCGGTTACCAGATCCTGCCCTTCGACGATTCCCCGGCCGCCGAGCGCCAGGCCGAATACCTGCGCGCATTTTACCGGCGCCTGCACGGGCGCAGCGCCATTGACAAACACGACCGGGGCGGCCTGCGCAAAATCGTCTGGTACCTGCTCGATGCAATCGGCAAGCAGTACAGCCTGCTGGCCCGCTCGTGGGATGGCGCCGGCGAAGATCTCACGCTCACCCTCTCGCACGTGCCCCTGTGGTTTTTCCAGCGTCGCTACGGCGAACTCGAATACACGGGCGGCACCGTCGGCGCCGTCGAGGCCGAACCCATCGACCCCGAACAATGGGCCATTGCCTGTACCGGCGAGGCCGTGATGGAACCGGCCGGCGTGACCTGCCTGCTCAAGCGCATGCCGCTCCACCAGCTCGTGCATATCATGGAAAAATGGGGCGAGCCGGTCGTCTACGGCCGCACCCAAAACGAGAAGGATTCGCCCGGCTGGGTCGCCCTCATGTCCGCCCTCCAGGCCATTGTCGGCGGCTGGGCCGGGATCATTACCGGCGCCGACGAAATCAGCGAGATCGAGCGCAAGCTCGACAACGCGAACCTGCACGAACCCTGGATCGACCGTTGCGACCGGGTGATCTCGACCCTCTGGCTCGGATCGCATTTGGGCACCAAGGCCGAGGGCGACACCGGGACCCTCGCCGGCGGCGCCCAGGCCGACGACACCTCCGACGTGATCGGCGATGTCTGCGAATGGCTCACCGAGACCCTGCGCACCGAGGTCGATACCCCGGCCCTGCTCTACGGCCTGGGCGTCGATGAACCCCTGGCTGGCTTTTCCGTCTCGCTCCCCGATGCCGAGGACGACCAGGGCGACGCCGACCGCCTGGAGCGCTTCGCGAAGCTCGGCATGCCGATTCCCATCTCGCACATTCGCACCCGGTTCGACATTCCCGAGCCCGAGGGCGACGAGCCGATTCTGACCGCCCCCGCTCCGAGCAGCCCCTTCGGCGGCGGCGGCGGCCCGCCCCCGTTCGGCAACCGGGCATCCAGTTCGACCGCGGCCGCGGCCACACCGGCCGGATCGGCGCCGCCGAAACAGGCTCCGCCATCGGCCCATGCGTTACTCGCGAACGCCGCGGCCGCGGTCGGTTTCCGCGACCGTCGCTCCGACCTCGACGAGCTGGCTGCAAACAGCTTGCAGCCCGTTGGCGCGGCCTATGCACGGCTCGTGCAAGACCTGCTCGATCAGATCGAGACGGCCCCGAACCTGGCCCGCGCCGCCGATATCGCCAGCGCCTGGCGGGCGGACGCCGCGGCCCGGGAGCGCTTCGCCCAGATTATGACCGAGGTCGTGTTCGCCGCGGCCATGATGGGTTTCGAGCCTTGCCGCGACGGCATCCCCGCCGCCACGATCGACGAGCGCGCCGCCGCCGAAAGCGCCGAGAGCGCCCCCGCCCCCGTGCGCGGAATCCGCAACACCATTGCGCGCGCCGTGGCCCGGATCGCGGGCCGCCGCGGTGCGCAGACCGCCACGCTGGAAAATGCCGAGGCCCGCTACGAGCCCCTGCCGTTCGACGAGGCGCGCGCCTTCTGGAGCGCCAAGCGCCTGATTGCGGACTTCGCCGACCTCGAACAACTCGACATGACCTGGTTGGAGGCCCGCACCCTCGGATTCAAGGTCGCGGGCATCACCGAGGAGGCGGTCCTGCGCCAGGTTCACCGCGACATTGAGAGCGCGATCCGGGGCGAGGTTTCCGTCTCGAAACTCACCCGCACCCTGCGCGACAAATACGGCCTGGGCTCCTACCACGCCGAGACCGTGGCCCGCACCAACATCCAGAGCGCCTACCAGTGGGGCCATTACCAGCAGATGCAGGCCGTCACCGCCACCTTCCCGATCTGGGCCTTCGACGTGGTGGACGACGAAAACACCTCCGACATCTGCTACCCCCTGCTCGGCCTGGCCTATCCGGCCAACCATCCGATCTGGGACAGCCTCTATCCGCCGAACCATTTCCGCTGCCGCACCACGGTCGTACCGCTCGACACGGCCGAGGCCGCCGAACAGGGATTCACCGTCTCCGACCGCTGGCCCCGCAACCCGGACAACCTCAGCGAATTCATGCCCCAGCCCGGATTCGAGGGCAACATCGGCACCGTCCCGCTCGGCGACCTGCTCGACCGTGCGGACATCGCCAATAGCGCCATCGCCGTGCTCGCCAATTTCGACCCGGGCCAACCCCGGGACGAAGAGGGCAAGTTCGCCAACACGAAAAAAGTAAGAAAAGGAGTTTGCCGCCATGAAGGATCTGATACACCGACTGTTCTCGGCCCTGTCCACGCCCGTCGTGCGGGTGTTCGCCAATGCCGATGGTGGCGAGATTGAGCACGCGGCCGTGCTGGCGAATTTTGCCCCGTCCGAGGATGGCTGGGTGACGGTGGCCACGCTGGGCGATTTCCCGCACAAGCGCGGGGTCCAGCGGGTGGCCGAAGCCGATATCGAGGCGATCCTCGCGAACATCGCCACGAACGGGGCCGACTGGACCGGGGTGCCGCTCTATGCGAACCCCGCACACCCGGCCGATGGCGACGCCCCGGCCCTGGCCTGGGCCAAGCAGTGGCGCCTGGCAAACGGCGCGCTGCAATGTCTGCCGGAATGGAGCGCCGCGGGCCGTGCGCGAATCCTGGAAAACAAGGAATTCAAGCGCGTGACCGTGGCCTGGGCCTGCCGCCGTTGCGAGGACGGGCAGTGGCACCCGTTTGAAATCGATCACGTGGGGCTGACAAATCGGCCGAACATGCGCGAGCTGCCGCCGATCGTCAACGGCCCGGGCGGGGATCAGACCGATCAGACGGATCAGACGGATCCGACCGATCCGCCTGAGCTGGTCGAGCTGCGCAATCGCAGCGAGACGGCCGAGGGGTTGCTGGCGCGCGTGGCGGCTTCCGCGGGTCTGGCGGAGGACGCGGATCCGGCCGCGTTGCCGGCCGCGATCGACACGCTGTGCAACCGGGCCGCGCGCCTGGAACTGGAGCTGGCCGAGGCGCGTGCGGAGTCCGCAACCGAGCGCCGGATCGCCGACGAGGCGATTGCCGACCGGTTTATCGCCATGAAGAAAATCGACCCCGCCAAGCGCGCTGTCGCGCTGCGGATTTTGGCCAACAATCGCGAGGATGCCCTGGCCGTGTGGAGCGCAGCCCCGGTGCAAACACCCGGTGCGGCTGCGCCAGCCGGCACGAAATCGCCCCCTGCTGACCCGCTCGCGGGGCGCGTGCTCGTAAATTCCGGCCTGGGCAGGATCGAGCGGGCGAGCGACGAGGACCTCGCGGCCATCGTCGCCAAGGCGCGCGAGCTGCAAACTAGCGAGCAGCTCGGCCCGGAAGAGGCGAACGAGCGCGCCTGGGCGCTGTTCGCGAATCACGCACTGTAACCGACGAAAGGACCCAAAACCATGGCGTACATCAATACGCGCGCGAAACAATCTCAGGGAGGCGAGTGGGGTAAGCTCGCCGATGCGGACTTCGCACGATTCCGCATCGTCTGCGAAGGCTCCGACGCGGACCACGTGAAGTACCCGGCGGCGGTAACCGACGTGCCGTTCGGCATCACCCTCGACGGCTGCGAGGCGGCCGAGGATGCCGTGGCCCTGGCGATGCTGGGCCGTGGCGAGACCCAGATCGTCAAGGTCTCCGAAGAGGTGGACAAGGGCGATCCCTTGTGTCCGGCGGTCGATGGCTCGGGCGAGGCCCGGCTGGTGCCGGCAACCCCGGGCGCGTACTGGCTGATTGGCGAGGCCCTCGAAGACGGCGCCGAAGATCAGGAAATCGCGGTCGATGACCGGCGCCCGAAGTTGGTCGGCGCATGGGATGCCGACAGCCGGCAGTTCAGCGTGACCACGATCGACATCAATGGCGGCTCGATTGACGGGGCCACGATCGGAGCCGCGGCCGCCGGAGCCATCACCGGCACCACGATCACTGGTACGACCATCACCGACGGGACGGTATCGCGCACCGGCGGCACGGTCACCGGTACCTGGGCCGACCTGGGCAGCGTGACCACGATCGACATCAATGGCGGCTCGATTGACGGGGCCACGATCGGGGCCGCGGCCGCCGGGGCGATCACCGGCACCACGATTACCGGCACGACCCTGACCGACGGCACGATCAGCACCACGGCGGGAGCGGTTACGGGCGCACTGAATATCTCGGGCGCGACGGTCACATACCGGGCGATTGCCGCCGCGGACCTGGCCAGCGCCCTGCAGGACGCCGTGCCCTATGCGGCCATCACCGGGGTCGATAACACCGACGGCACCGGTAGCGTGACCATCCAGGTGCGCGACGCGGCGGGTAACGCCCTGGCCGGGCGCTTCCTGTTGCGGGTTTGGGTCAGTACCGCGGCGTACGGGGCGCCCGCTGCGATCACCGGTTTCGCGGTGACGACCGGGACCCAGGCGCAGGAGGTCGTGGCCAACGCCGACCGTTGGGTCATCACCGACGCGAACGGCGTGGTGGTGATGTCGCTCAGCGACGCGGCCACGCACCACGTGATGGCGCACGGCGCCGGCGGGGTGCTGGGCTATATCTCGCAGGCGGTCACCGGACCGTAATCTATGCTGTTCTCCGCGCGGCGGGGACTAACCCTCGCAAGTTTCCCCTCCGCCGCGCGGAGGCATTAAAGCACGAGAGCACGAAGCACGAGAGCACGAAGCACGAGAGCACGAGAGCACGAAGCACGAAGCACGAAGCACGAAGGCACGAAGCACGAGAGCACGAAGCACGAAAATAAGGAACTCCAACCATGAAACGATATCTCGATGAAAACATCCGCCTGTTCTGCAACGAGGCGGAAAGCGGCGCCGACGGCGCCGATGCCGGCGGTGACGCTGCCGGCGGCGACACGGGCGCCGACGCGCAAACGCTCGCAAATCAGGCGGTCCCGCCCGAGAGCGTGCTGTTGTTCGACGAGCATGGCCGCACGCTCGGCAACGGGCGGGTTGGCACCGGCGAGGGGGGCGACGGGGTCATCCTGGCAAATGCCAGTGTGGCCCTGGCCACCGCGCCGATTCAGCGGCTCACGACCTATGTGAACGGTCTGCCCATGCAGCCGGTCGAGCAGCTCGCCAATTTCCTCGCCCCGCGCGTGGATGCCGGCCTGGTGTTCGACTACGAAATCCTGGATCAGGACAACCAGTTTGCCAAGATCGAGGACGACGTGGTGGGTCTGAACGGCCTGCCGGGCGTCGTGCATTGGGATCCGGACTCGACCACGCAGAAGCAACTCCAGTTCCGGGGCGTGGAAACACCCTACGATCACTCGGCCCAGCAGCTCGATGCGAGCGTGCCCGGGCGGAGCGTGGCCAATGGCGAGCAGAAGCGCGTGCGGCGTTTGCGCGGGGCGATCGAACGCGGGCGCCTGGCCCGGATCGTGTCGCTGATTTCGGCCACGGGCAGTTCGAGCACCATCGATTTCTCCAGCGACAATGACCCGATCTCGGCCATCCAGGACGAGGTGCATTCGCTGCTGGAGACCTGCCCGGTGCCGCGGCAATGGGTGCGGATTCTGTTCGGATCGAGCGGCTGGAAGACCCTCACCCAGCACGTCTATCTGACCGGCGGCGGCAATTTTGCCCGCCAGATGATCACGAAGCAGCAGATCGCCAATCACCTGGAGTTGCCGGTCGAAAACATCGAAATCTCGTATGTGCAGGCGGCCAGCTCGCTGCAGGGCAAGCCCTCGTCCAAGGCGGTCATGATCGGCGGCACCACGGTGCTATTCTTCATCTGCGCGCCGAATCCGCAGGACGACGGCGATGCGAGCTTCGCGAAGACGTTCAGCATGAAATTGAACGGCCAGTACATGTACGCGTACCGCAATGTGACCCATGCGGCGTTGAACGTGTACAACGTCGGGCTCGCCTACTACGAGAATACCGCAATCACGTACACCAACGGGCTGGTGCGTCGGACTGTATCGACGACCTAACCCGCGAGAGGTTCACCCAACGCCCCGGCGGCGGTCTGAAACCCGCCGCCGGGGCCAGCGGAGCCAAAAGGCAATGGCAGGCGAGCAAAAATTCTACATCGGGCGGGTCTGGTTCTTCTTCTGGGCGCACGTGGATGCGGACGGCGCGGCGGTCGATGAGTTTGCCACAAATACCTATTATGTGGCGCTCGTGAAGAAAAGCACGATCGCCACCGACCAGACACCGATCGTGCGGCTCGAATGCGAGAAAACGCTCGCCACCGGCGACCTGTATGCGGAGTACGCAGCGGCGAACACCGCAAGCCTGGCCCCGGGAGCCTATCAGATTTTTTACGAGGCGTACGATTCGAGCGGCCGCCAGATCGGATTGGCCGACCGAACCATCTCGGTCGAGCGTGCGCCGGATTGGGAGGTGGCGTAAATGTCGAGCATGGTCATACGCCAGACACTCGATACGGTCGAGGTGAAGCAGAGCCTCGAAACCACCTATTTGCGGGTCTACGGCACCGGCCCGCGCGGGTTGCCGGGCGCCGATGCCGAGCCGCTGGAAATCGAGTACTCGGCTGACGGCACGACCTGGAGCGAGACAGTCAGCGCCGGGGATGTGTATGCGCGGTTCTCGACCGATGGCGGCGAGACCTGGAGCGCAGCGGTTCAATTTCGGGGCGAAGACGGAACGGACGGAACGGACGGAACAAACGGAACAAACGGGGCGGACGGTGCCGATGCGCCCGAGGTCCAGATCCAGTACTCGGCCGATAGCGTGAGCTGGAGCGCGACGTACACTGCCGGGGATATCTACCTGCGTTTCTCGACCGATGCCGGCGCGAGCTGGAGCGCGGCGCGCCGCTTCCGGGGCGAAGATGGAACCGACGGGGCCGACGGGGCTCCCGGCGCTCCGGGGGCGGACGGGGCCGATGGGGCCGACGGCGCGGATGCCGAATACTCCGACGCGACGCCGGCGGCGCTTGGCACCGCGTCGCCTGGCACCGGCACGAAAGCCTCACGCGATGATCACGTGCACACAATGCCGGACAGCGGCGATGTCGGGGCCGTGGCCGGTGACTCTGGCACCACGCTCCCGACCGGTGGCGATATCGTGACCGGGCAGGTGTTCCGGCTGACAGCGGCGGATGCGACGGCCCTGGCAGCTCCGGGCTGGTACGTCCACGACGGGACGGGCTGGCTGTGCCTGGCGTACACTGCGGCCTATGCGCTGGGGAACCTGGGCGCAACTCCATCGCACACCCTGATTGCCGGGGCGGCGTTTACGGCGACGGTGGACCAGGAGGTATCGAGCTGGGGGCTCACGTTGACCCGACCCGGTATCGTGGCGTTCACGCTCGCCAATGCGGGCGGTGTGGCGGTCGCACAACCGGCGATGTCAGGCCGCACAACCAAATTGCTCGGCTCCGGAGCCTGGGACGGAGTGACCGAGGCGCTGAGCACTGCGCTTGTGCGTGACGACGGGACGTATCTCTGGATCAGTAGCAGGGAGGGGGCATAAATGCAGGCGGTCGGATTATCAGATCTTGAGATGTACATGATGGGGGGGGCGGACCCTGCATTCGTGATTACCGTGGCGACTGCGGCTCCGTCCGAGACGTTTACGTTGCCGCTGCGCAACGGGTATTCCTACGACATGAATGTGGCGTGGGGGGATGGCTCGTCGAGCTATATCAACGCCTGGGATCACGCAAACAAGACGCACACATACACCAGCGCGGGAACTCATACGATTCGGATCGAGGGAACTTGTCAGGCATGGTACTTCAACAATGCCGGTGACCGGCTCAAATTCCGGACGGTCGAGAATTGGGGCAATGTCGGATTTACGGGACTGGGGCTGACGAATGCGTTTTTCGGATGCACAAATGCAACCTCGTTCGGGACCGATTTGCCTGCGTTCCCTGTCACGTCGCTATATCGCACGTGGACGCTGTGTTCCGGGGTCCTGACATTCCCTGCGGTCAATGCCCTGACAACAGTCAACAATCTGCAAGATACCTGGCAGAGCTGCACGGGCGGAACCTCGTTCCCGGCGGTCAATGCCCTGACAGATGTCACGACGTTAGCCGGGACATGGCGAAATTGCCAGAACGCCACGTCATTCCCGGCAGTCGATGCGCTGACAAAGGTCAACACGTTAAACAACACGTGGCGCGACTGCCGTGCTGGCACCGCATTTCCTGCGGTGAACACCCTGACAGCAGTGATTTCCTTGCAGGAAACCTGGACAAACTGCTACGCTGCCGCCTCGTTCCCTGGGGTCGATGCCTTAACAAAAGCGAACACGCTATACGGGACATGGCAGGCGTGCCGGAATGCCGCCTCGTTCCCTGCGGTCAATACCCTAACAGATGTGACGTCATTATTGTTGACGTGGAATGGCTGCTACGGTGCCGCCTCGTTCCCGGGGATCGATGCGCTGACGAAGGTGACGATCATGCAGCAGGCTTGGGCTGGGTGCTCTGGCTGTACCGTCGTGCCTGTACTGCCCTCGGGCTCGACGGCATTGACGAATGTGTTGTTGGCGTTTTCCTCGATTGGCTCCGGCATGGGTGGCACAGTCGTGGAATTGTGGAATGCGGCGAGCTTCCCAAATATCGTCAGTTTCGCGAATTGCTTCGCCGGTGCAACTGGACTGACGAATTACGCGGATATCCCGAACGACTGGAAGGGGCTCTAATGATCCACCGCTACACCGACTCTCACTACGACCGCACCGGCACCTATCGCAGTGTGCCCGGCGCTGGTTCGCATCCGTCACCGGCCTGGCTGGCGGCACGTGGCTGGTACGAGGTGGCGGACCGACCCGAGCCACCGGCAGCGACCGGATATGTCTGGCAGGCGGCGGACCCGGCGTATTCTCTCGTGGACGGCCTGAGCGTGCCGCAGGGGCAGTGGGTGGCGCGTCCGCTGGCGGAGATCCGGGCCGAGATACTGGCCCAATTCCGAGCCGAGGCGGGCGCCGAAATATCCGCGAACATGCCGGCACCGTGGGAAACTCTGATCGACGTGGCCAGCGCGGAATATCGGGAGTGGGCGCAGTCGTACCGGGAGGCCGTCGCGGCGGAACTCTCGCGCCTGGAAACGGCAATCGCCGAGGCTGCGGACCTCGCAACGCTCGCTGCGATCTCCGCACAATGGCCGGAGGTGGCAACGTGAAACCATTCGTCGGCAATCGATTCGACCGCGCACAAGTGACGGCACGGAAAGAGGCCCGCGAAAAGGCGACATCTGACATCGGCAGTGCCAATTCAATCCCGGCGCTGCGCCAGCGCGTGGACGATATCGCGGCAATGCTCGGGCTGACATCGGCCGAGAGCGCCGGCGGCCAGGGCCAGGGGCAGGAACGGAAATAAGGATCACGACCGATGGCCAGCAGATTTGCGATAACCGAAGCGGATTTGGTTCCGGATCATCTGCCGGAGACGCAGTGGAATCAGCTCCGAACCGATCCGGCGACCGACGAGGTGGTCAGTGCGCTGGAGATTGTCGAGCCGGCAGAAAATCTGTTCGTCGCCGAGTGCGGCGGGTTGTTTGCGACGGCCGCCAATCTGGCGCTGGCCAAGCCGCACGTGCTGCTGGTCGTGATCTGGCAGGCGCATTATCGACGGGCGGCCGGCAACAGCGACTACAAGATTCCCGAGGATGTCGGCAAGGCCAAGGATGCGGCTATGGCCTGGGCGCGCTCGACGGGCCAGGTGCTGCTGGCCCGCGAGGGCAATGTGGATCCGCCGGGGCGCGGCTCGGTCGAGTACGAGGCGCCGACCCCGAAGTTTCGAACGACGCAACTGGATTATCTGTAGATGGCTATTCCGCTCATCATCGCAGGACAGGCGCGCGCCGGCACGACGGCGCTGGCGCATGTGTTGGCGACGAATCCGGATATCGAGCTGTACACGAGCGGCTCGGAGGCACACCTGCTGGAGTGCGACGAGCTGGAGCACGACAAGCGGTGTGCGGAGTCCGCGGCATCGTTGCGGGCGGCGATCGCGGCGAGCGGGGCGTACCTGTGCGCGGCCAAGCGGCCGTGGTGCGAGGAGGACCCCGAGTTCTTCGCGGCGCATTTCCCGGATGCGATCTACATCCTCTGCCGGCGTAATGCAGCGGATTTGGTGCGGAGTTGGCAGGACTGCGCACTGACGTGGACGGTGCAGGGCCTGGGGCCGGCCGAGCTGCATGCGGAGTTCGCTCGGCGCACGCTGTTGGCTGCGCAGTTCGCACGGCGGATGCAGGCGGTGGGCGCGATCGTGATCGAGTGGGATTATGATGCGTGGATCGCGGCGCCGCGGGCGCGCCTGGCCGAGCTGGCCTTGCGCCTGGCCGTGCCGGATGAATGGGACACGAGCGAGCTGTGGACACCGGGTCAGCGGACGGCGCCGGTGGGCGCGCCCGCACAATTCCGCGGAGGGAAAAGCAAATGAAAGATCCGGCACGCAAGATTTTGACGCTGGAAACGGCGGTGGCGTGGCGCGCAAGGTTGCGCGCTGCCGGCCATACTCTGGTCGTGACGAATGGTTGTTTCGATCTGTTGCACCGCGGGCACGTGGCCAGCCTGGGCGATGCGGCGAGCCTGGCCGATTGCCTGCTCGTGTTGGTCAATGGCGACGCGAGTGTGCGGGCGCTGAAGGGGCCGGGCCGGCCGGTGAATTGCGAGGCCGATCGGGCGTATGTGGTGGCGGGGCTGCGGGCGGTCGCTGCGGTGGTGATTTTCGCGGGCACGGATTGTGCCGCGGAATTGGC